CCTGATGATTTAGTTACAAATGAATTAACTCTTGCAAAACCCCACTGTTCTGGAGTAGTGCCAGGTCTATGTCCAGTTTTCCAAGCAGCAACTCCACGATTATAAACCTGTCTTAGTATACCAAGAGGCATACCAGATTTTTCTGCCTTTTTCTTAAGACCTGCTGTTGCGTCTTCGTTTATATAAGCTTTAAATTTAATCATTCTGTTGCCCTATTCTTTGCTCTTGCTCTTGCTAATCTAGCTCGATCTAACATTCTATCATGCTTAAGTTTATCAGTTTCTTTTTCTCTATCAATCTTAGCTTGTGCAATTTTAATTGCATCTTCGCCATACATTTGTTTAAACTTTAAAGTGTGTTTACTCGGTTTTGTTTTTGCTGTAGCATCGCCTGGTGCTGGTTTATAAGCACTTCTATCGTCGTCTGCTTTTTTACCATGTTTAGAAAAATGTCTTGCTCTTGCAAGTTTAGTGGATTTTGTTTTAATGCCGGCATAATAACCTTTTGGTTGTATCCCTGGTCTATCTTTAATATCTGGATCTTCCGCTTCAGAAGTCTGCCCTGGAGTTATAGACCTTGCTTTCTTATTAGAAGCATCAGTTCCCCAATCCGGTCTATCATCATACATAGAATCTTTACTTTTAGCTTGATACATTTTAACAGAGTCTAACCATTTTCTCATTGCAGAGCCGTCTTCTTTTTCAACTATAAGATAATTGGACCCTTTATAAATTACAATGCCTTTTTCACCGGACTCTTTAACCTCAACCATATCGCCTTCATTAAAAAGTTCACCATTTATATACTTTTCTCTTATATCAGAAATAGGTTCTAGTTGAATAGAATTTCTAAATTCTGTTTCTTCTTTTAATCCCATACCTTTTCTAATATCATTAAAAAGTTTCTTTGCGTCAGTATTAGACATTTTATCAGGTAAACCTTGAGAAAACGAAGTAAAGTTATTATCTGAAACATAACTTCTTTGCTTGGTACCAGAAGCACCTTCAGCACCTTTGGCATCAGGGTCTCTTTGTCCTGCTGATACCATTTGAATTCCATCTGGAAAATTATAGAAGCCATGTTTTCCTTTTTTACCATTATAATTATTCAGTCTCACCTTATATTCATCTAAACGATCTGAACCAGCAATCATAACAATCTTTCTATAACCACGATCATATAAATCAGTTAAAGCATCAAAAGGAGTTTTTACTTTCTTATTGACAAGAACTTGTCTGGCGTGTTTTGGAAACATTTTACGAATATACTTAACCTTGCTAGTATATTCTAAAGGGTTATCTTTTTTATCATTAGATTGAGATAGATAAAGAAAATAAGGATTACGTCCGGCAGAGGAAGCCAATTTATCCATAAGTTTTCCATGACCAATAGTAGGCGGATTCATTCTACCAAAGGCAAAATAAGCAACCTTTTCTTCTTCTACTAAAAACTGGGAAAATGAATTAATCATTCAGAAGATCCGCCTCTTTTTCTCTGCATTTCTGCTTTACGAATAAGTGGAAACATCTTCTTAGCCAAACGATCAATCCGTGTTTTCATTTCAGGCTTATCAAGTCTTTTCTCAATTTCAGCCTTACGTGCTATAGTTAATTCTCCACGTGGAATATCTTTTGTTATTTTTAGTAAGATTTTATTACGAGCAGCTCTTCTTGCTCTTTTTTGAAGAACCTCTTTACTCGCTACACGTCGAGCAGCTCTTTTTTTACCAAGAGCAATCTTGGCACGATTTCTTTTAAAATCTCGGGCTTTCTTTAATCTTTGGGCCATAGACAAAGCTTCATCTGGAGTTTCATCCATTGCCCTTCTTTTTCTATGTCTTCTATATTTTATTTCGTCAGGCTCACCGGGAGCGTAATCTACAGTAATTAAATCTTTAAATTTTAACATCAGTTTCTTCCTGGTTTATCCCATCCCTTTAAAATATTTGGCGAAAAGTTGTTGTATGAAAATTCCATTCTATCAACAATCTTTACCGCATCACCACCAAGTCTATCAATTGCTACATAACCTTCGTGACCTGTCGTCTTAAATCCCTTTGTAGTCTGTACAAATGTATCGATCTTTTTAATATTATTAAGTATATTTATAAGTTTTAATTTTACTAAAACAATTAGTTTCTGTAATTCAAAGACCTTTATTAAGTTTTGTTTATTAGATGCCGAGAAAAATTTTAAGATTTCCTCTCTCTTTTTAACTTGCGCATCTTTGCCGCGTTCTGACTTGCGTTTGAGGATTTCTTTTTCGTACTTGTCTTTGATCCACTTGATAAGCCCGTCGGCATGTCTTCGAGTGTCTTTAATAATTTCGCCTTTCCTGACAAAGGAGTTGTTATAGGTTTCGATTGTCTGCGAAAGTTCGTCGTTGGACTCAATTTCTTTAAGGGTGTTACTAGATATTTGGTTAAAGAGTTTCCCAATTTCCGAAAGACGTTCATTTACTTCCTCCGTATCCTTTTTTGACATTGTTACTTTAGTCATATCTCTTAACATTGCATCTTGAGACCAGACAGATTTTGATTTTTTAAACTTTGATGTATCTACACCATAGCTTGCTTTCATAGTTTCAAAAGACGAGCCAGTGTATGTAGTATGCCAGACGATTCCAATTTTTGCCGATCTGATTTCTTTGGCTGCTGCAGTTCCCTCTGGGACCGCATAAATAATTGTATTAGGGTGAAAAGTGACATACTTTTTTCCATCTATAGTTTGATCGGACAAATCGTTGTTGCTGAATAAAAAATCTCCTTGGACAACACCTTTGATTCCAAGTGAAGGCAGATATTTAAGTGCGTCTTTGAGCTTATCAGCAAGATCACCAGAAGTATCAGCATCGACGTCAGCTGTAGATTTATAGACCTTAGGGTTTTTGTTGAATATGCCTTTTTTGGCAACGAAAAATTTATTATCACTCGGATCAATACCAGCGAAAACAGCAGGAGCGCCATCCCATTTAACACTTACATTTCCTTTCTTGGTTCCACCAAGCATATCTCTTAAATCTCTAAGAGCAAAGATTGCTTCACGTGTGCCTTTTACTCCACCATAGATTACCCTATCTTCGATATGAGTCATGTGTGTATTTTTTTGTTCAGTTATAGTTTGCTTAAAACTTATCATTTCATCAACTTCTTTATTACTGCCAATGCTTTTTTACCATCAGGATGATTTGGATTAATACTTACTTCACTACCGTTCATAAAATCTGATATACTTGCCGATTTGCCTAATGCTGTAATTGCTTTATGTAAAGGATCTTTTGGATCATATTTTGTTTCAAATCCACTCTTACCTCTTAATTCTACCCATTTCTGATCACCTTTATTCCACATCTTCATAACATCCATATTTTTATTACGGATAAGTTTAAGTTTGACCCCTTCGGATATGAAACTCTTAAATTTTAACATTAGTTATCCTTTAAAATAAGATCAAGACTTGCACCAATTATATTTTACCATACTATTTATATAAAAAAATGGAGGTGAAATACACCTCCATACAAGTTATAACAAACAAAAGGAAAGTTATTTTTATCTTCGATAGATGTATGCATCCATTTTATCTGCGACACTAAGAGGAAGACACATATTATATTTAGGATTACCCAGTCTGGATCCACGACCTTGACATTTAACATAGAATTGGTAATCTTTACCTGCAATTCTTAAATCTTTATTTAAGTTGGACACAATTTTTCTTACAGTATCTAACTGTTCCATATCATCTTTATTTTCTTTAGAAAATGTTCCGATATAAGAATCTGTCCTAGAAGAATTAACTGCAATACCCATTAGCTCATCTTTCCTGAACGAATCATTGAAAACCCAGAAGCAAACATTGTTTGATGAACAGCACGAGACTGTTCTTCTGTTAATCCTTCATACCGTTCTTTTTCACCGGTATTCCAATTCCAAATTCCTTCTACATACCACATCATTTAACTCCTTCTATAATAGCTGTAAATAAAATTAAAAGTACAAAGAAAATTGCACAACCAACTGCAGTACCCATTATGCATACTCCTTATATTCTACCACTTTAGCAAGGTCTTCTACAAGCTGTTTACCATACTTAGTAAATAATATGCCTTGCTCCCAAACAAAATGTTCTACATCTTGTATGTGATAAAAAGTTTCACAACCTGTAATCCAACGTAAAGCATCCCAGTAATCGTGAGCGCCCCAGGTCTGGGCTTGATGAATACGCTCTTTAAATTCATCAACTTTTATTTCTTCAATCTTTTTTTCACGAGCAGTATTCTCCTCAAGCTGATCACAAAGAGCGTTCCATAGCTCTTGTTTTTGGCGAGGAGTACGATCATTCCACTCATCCATTAAAACTCCACGAGGACGAAACCCATAAACATCTTTATGAAGGTCTGAGAAACAATCATCTGAGTAAGTGAATTCCATTTTTATATCCTTCCGATTCTCTTTACATAACTAATATAGTATATTTTAGGGATCTTGTAAACCCCTAAAATGCATTTTTATGCAACTTCTTTAAAGCCAAAGTTTGCTACAACGTGACGGTTACCATCTTCATCTTCGATAAGATCACCAACTGAGATAGAAGCCATCCGACCCAAACGAGTAATCTGAGTTTCAGGTCCAATGTTACCAACTTGAAAAACTTCATCTAAACAAGTAGCTTCAATAAAAGAAACCGCAGTGTAAAAATTTTCATACAAAGCTTTTTCAACAAGATCAACCATTTTCTCTCCACGGAAGTCCATAGCCATATCATCACGAATTTCACGCTTCATGCTTTTAGTACCAGCATTGATTCCAGCGATTTCATCTTCTGTGTAGCGGATTTGGTAAACTGTGTATTTCATTTTCTTATCTCCGATTCTATTTACTCTTACAACATATACTATTATGCATAGTTTGTAAACCCCTAAAATGCATTTTTATGCACTTTTTTTCTCTGTATCTTTTATGTTACAGTGATTAAAAAGTAAGCAAAATATAAATTATTACATTACTAAATAAAATTATGACCGAGTATACGAGTATATACCGTCATACTTTTCCAAAAACAATATAGGAGATATTAGATGGAAATCCTTAATAAAGTAAAATCATGGGCTGGAGCTTTAGCTGAAGCAGGTGTAAGCCTAATCGGACTAGGCATCGTCCTTGAAATCCTTTTCGACGGGATGAATATTCCATTTTGGCCAGACGTCAACGTTACAGCAAACATTCTCGGATTGCTAGGTAACTTTAGTGAACAGGGTCTGGTAGGTTT